TAAACAGATGGAAGAAACTGCAAGTATTTTAAGACAAGGTAATTTATTATTTGAAGAAATGGGCGATGCTGTCGTCGTTGATAATTTTGAAGATGCAAAGAAGATTTTGAAACTGGTTGTTGTGGCGAGAAAGTTTGCTATACGATTGAACCGAGATTTAAAAAGGTTGAAACAGGGTATATCATATATAGATTTGGCGATTTTTGCAGATTTACAAACCGCATGGAAAGAATTAGGAAGTGTTTTTGATGTTAGTGCAACATATTTAACAAATATAGATATTGAATTGGTTGGAGATGAAGAACAAGAACAAAGATGGGCTGAAAGATTAGAAAGAGAAGCAAGGAAAGTAATAGAAGGTGCAGATGACGAAGACGAGTTTGATAGAGTGATAGATGAGGCGGAAGATGCAGATATAGAAGCCAGTATAGAACGAAGACAAAAAACACAAGAGAACTTTAAAAGAATACCTAATTTTGAAACATTAGTAATGGAATTAGTACAACTATTTTACTCTATGGCTGATCTAATGATGGAAATGAGAGTTAATTTTAACCAAGCCAGACAACAGAAAGTTTCTGCACCAGAAGAAATAGCAGATGAAAAAAGTGGTGGTAGATTTAGAAAACCGCTTTATAGAGTTGGAAATAATGTAATGAGTGCTATGTATGAATTAGATGGACTACCAAGATATATTTAAAAATATATATATAATATAAATGCCGATAATATTAGATCAGGATTTATATGATAAGGTTAAACAAGAAGCAACAACCATATATAAAAAACCGAGTGCTTATAAGAGCGGTTGGATCGTGAAAACTTATAAAGAAAGAGGCGGTAAATATGCAGAGGATAATAAACCAAAAAAACTAGAACGATGGTTTGATGAAGAATGGAAAGATATAGGAAATCGTGAATATCCGGTTTATAGACCAACAAAAAGAATAACAAAAGATACTCCTTTAACTGCAAGTGAAATAGACCCAGAACAAGCCAAAGAACAAATTAAATTAAAACAAGTAATACGAGGAGATGCAAACTTACCCCAATTTCAAGGTGGAAATATGGAAGCAACAAAAGCTCCATATTCTAATCCAATATGGAAAGTAAGTAATCCAAAAATAGCTCAAAATAAATTAAATACTTATATTGGAAATAAAACTCCTTTATTTTTATCAAATAGGAAAGATAAAAAATATATGGTTTTAGATCCTGATGGGAAAAAGGTGCATTTTGGAAATATTAACTACGAAGACTTTTTAAAGCATCAATCTTTACAGCGTAGATCATCTTATATTTCTCGTGCAACAAATATAAGAGGAGATTGGAAAAAAAATAAATATAGTCCTAATAATTTAGCTATACATGTTCTATGGTAATTTTTAAGATTTAGCGATATTATTATATTCTTAATATATATAATAATATGCCGTATGCTATGCGAAAGATTAGAGGAAAAGACCTATATAAAGTTTTTAATAGTGCAACCGGAGAAATTACGAGTAAAGGTTCAACAAAGGCAGATGCAAAAGCTCAAATCCGGCTTTTAAAAGGATTGGAAAAGAAAGAAGGCGGATCTTTAAAAGCAGACCAAATAAAAGAGGTTATAGATCTATCTTATACAAATGCGAAAGATAAAGCCCCAGATGGATATGTACTAGACAAAAGTTTAAGCGATGGAAGAGTTAAAGTTTATAAGGATTTAAACTCTAATCAAGTGATCGTAGCTCATCGTGGTTCTTCTGGTTGGAAAGATTGGTTGGATAATGCATATTACGCCACGACCGGCAATATCAAAGATAGTGGTACATATAAAACTCACAAGAAGAAACACGATAAGGCACTAGATAAATATGGAGCGGATAATGTTATATCAATAGGACATTCAAGAGCCGGTAAATATGTAGAGGAATTAAATAAAGACCAAAAGGTAAAAGAGGTTTTAACATATAACAAGGCGGTTGGAATACACGATGCATTCCAAAAGAACCCTGAAAACCAAACCGATATTAGAAGTAGTAGAGATCTTATTAGTGGTTTATCTCCATTCCAAAGTTCAAAAAATAAAGTAGTAACAATTCCATCAAATACTTTTAATTTTTTAAAGGCTCATGGAACTTCTGCTTTAAGTAGTTTAGGGAATAAACTTATTGGAAAAGGATTTAAACAAATGCGAGTTGGTGATATGCGAAAGTTTGTAAAGGCATTTAAGAAGGCAAAGTACGGAGAAAAATGGACTGGTGGTGCAAAAATGGGGAAAAAGGATTTGACCGAATTAATAAAGCCGATGTTGGAAGATGATGATATTGATGAAATGGTTGGCGGATCAGTTTGGACTGACTTTGTAAAGGAGTTTTCTGCAAAACATTCATTAAAGTATGCCTGTTCTTTATCCAAGTATAAAGAGCAATTAAAGAAAGCATATAAACTATTCAAAGAAAAGAAAGAATGGTTTGAACCGATGAAAATAGATGCAATCAGCGAAGCTAGTATGCAACCTGAAAATATTACGATCACTATTACAGAGCCAACACCAGAACCAACGCCAGAACCAACGCCTAAAAAGGTTTTACCTCCTTTAATTAGTGAAAAGGAACAACAACTCCTACAAATGAAGAAGGCGGAATTATTAGATATTTTGGAAAAAGCCGGAGTTTCTATGAAGGGACTTAAAACTATGAAAAATGCAGATTTGGTGGATAAGATTTTAGAATTAGCCCAAATAACGAAAGGTGTTAGATATTTTGATAAACCAAAAGGGGACTATATATACGATAGTTTAAAGAAGGCTCACAAATGTTTAGATGATGATAGTGTTAGTGGTAGGAAAGCTTATATATATGCACTAACGCAAACAGAAAAGAAGTTAGAAATTGAAAAAGCCAAAAGAGGAGCTGAACGAGAACCAGAAGAGATTGGATATTTAAAAAAACAAGTTGATTATTATAAAAAGGGAATAAGTGAATGTGATGCATTATTGGAGCGAGATTTTCAAAAAGAATATGAAGGTGCTGGTATTCTTTCCGGCGGAAACAAATGGACTGACTTTGTGAAAGACTATGCAAAATCATATAATACTACCTACGGCTGTGCGTTGAGTGATGTTGGAATTAAGGGTGCGTACAAACTTTTTAAAGATGGAAAAGAGTGGTATTTTCCAAAAGTGAGTGCTAGTATTGAAACCCAAACTGATCCAGAGTTTATAGAACCTGAACCAGTAGAAGCCCCTGTAAATATTGAACCTACAATCAATCGTATTGAAGAGAAAGTGAAAGAGTTGGAGCGTTTAGGTGCGTCCAAAGGTGCAGTATCATATAACGCCTCTACACTTATTACCGATATAGCATTCGTTAATCTTTTGAAAAAATATGGTGGTAAGTGTGTCGTGAATAATGTGATGAGTGCAAAGGGTATAGATTTGGGAATAGATATAAATAATAATAAATCTAATAGTGTATTATTAACCCAGCCGTACAGAGCCAAAATATTAGCAGATAAATTACTGGATTGTATAAGACGAGGTGTAAAACTTATTTGCATTCCTCTATCATTAAAGTTTGGTTCAAGTAGTACCGGACATGCTAATATGTTAGTGTATAGACCTTTTAAAAGAATTGTAGAGAGATATGAACCTCACGGATCAGCTTTCGGTAATAGTATGGTTGATAATAGTTCATTTAATAGTCAATTGAGAGAATTGTGGGAAGAAAGACTAAAACCTTATATTGGAGATGTGCGATTTAGAGAGCCAGACGAAATATGCCCTAATCCAAGAGGTTTCCAAACATTAGAAGGACAATTGAGAGGTTTGGGTGCAGAAGGCGGAGGATTTTGTAGCATGTGGTCTTTCTTTCTAGCAGAAATGGCTTTTATAAATCCTGATAAAAGTACGAAAGAGATTATAGATGAAGTATTTGAAATTACTGCAAAAGAACCGGCATATTTAAAGTCGGTTATTCGTGGATATGTTATTGAGGTAGAAAATGGATTAGATGAATTGCTTAAAACTATGGGTAAATCTGGGTTCTCTTTTAAAGGTACTGGTATAAACTCTCCATATATAAAATTAGCTGGAAGTGCTGGGGATTTTGAAGCATGGATTTTGAGCGTTGCATTTGATAGTGGAAAATATAGTGAAGCTCCGCCTCAATTTGAACCTCTCCCAGATGTAAGACTTAAAGATAAGGACGATAAGGCTAAATTGGAGGAGACCTTTTTTAATAAACTAAAATCTTTAACAAAGGATCAAATAGCGAATGTATTTGCGTTATATGGATTAAAAGCCGGTACTGGGAAAAAGGACGATGTTATAAATACACTAGTTATTGCGTTGAGTGAAGGAACATATGGTAAATATGGAGCTACTGGATTAGAAGATATTGATGTAATTTTAGAGGAAGAGCTACACAAAAAGAAGGGTGCATACAAAATAGGATTGGCTAGGTCTGGTTATTTTAGTGCAAAAAGAGATGAAAGAGAGAAAGATATAGCTAGTAAAATAGAAGGTGGATATTTTAAAATTGGCTCTCGTTCATTTGGTAAGAAACATGGCGGAAAGTTTAATCTGGGAAAGTCATTAACCAAAGGAGCGTTTGCAGTAAGTCAAGGGCTTAATAAAATTAACCCTATGATGATTGCTCTAAACAATCCAAAAAGCAGAAAGGTAATGGCTCAATCCGGCGAATTATCAAATGACTATTTATTACCGGCTGTGGTAAGTGCAGGAAAACCGGTATATGATGCTACTGCTATGGGTGCATCTACGGCTTTAACTGGAAACCCTATTGTCGGTAAAATGTTGGCGGATAGTCTATGGGACAATATGGTTGCAAATAAAGGGATAGATCCAAGAGATAGACAAAAAAGCCAAGAACTCGGTGAGTTCTCCGGTGCTATGGGAAAAGTACTAGGAAAAGCAACCGGTAAAATAGCTTAATACGAAGTATAGAGAAAAATACAAATGAATAATTATCTTTAATATGTTTTAATAAATATATTAAATAAACGAAAGTATAGAGAAATTGGGATAGTTCAAAATGAACCCTCCCTAACTATCCAACCCTCCATGAACCCTCCCTGACTGACTTTTTCAGTTGCAGGAACTTATTAAAAACATTAACCTTATTGTGTCTTATTATTTTATTTATTAAATTAATTATATGGTAAGGGATAGTTGGGAGGGTTGGGAGGGTTGTTTGAAACTTTTTGAAAAGAAAAAAGAAAAATAAAAAGATTGTAAAAAATAATTCTAAAAGGGTTTGCACCTTCCAAACCCTCCCAACCCTCCCTATCTATACTTATAAGTATTTAGAAAGAATTAATAAAAATCTAGAAAAATAATAATCTAATCATTTAGTATAATGTGCTTAAATCCTGAATGCAGATGGATCACTATGGTAGAGGACGACAAGAGTGGAGAAAAATGTTATATTCACTACAAGTTTGCAGATGACGGAACATTTGAAGAATTATTTACAGAAGGAGATAAAGGATTAAAAATATATGTGGAGATGATGAGGGATAATAAATATTTTGAACCAAAAGACTATCCCAGAGTAGAATGTCCGCATTTTGAAATAAATGGTACTTTTGAAGTGCAAGGACACAACGGAGGACACGAAAGTCATTACGCTCCCTACTATCCAGATGAACCCAAAAAAGTATATAATTATCCTAATCAAATAGCTATTGAAGCCGGTAAGCGGTTCGTGATGGATTGTGCCGGTAATATTTTGGATATGGAACAAATGCAAAGACCCATAGTAATAGAAGAAATAGTAGATCTAGATGATTATATTGATTATACTTTTGAACTATCCCAACCCTCCAAAATAGACAACTTTGCAAAAGAAAAAAACCCTGCATATAAATCTTCTAATGGGTATTAAAGTATTTAGGAAAATATATAATTATTAAATAAATAAAGAACTTAAAAATAATATAACATATTTATATAGCAAATGGAAACCCAAATTAAGGAAAAGAAAACGGCAGATATTAATAAATATATGTCGTCATATATGAAAAAAAAGTATTACGAAAACCCTACACAACACCGCAACTATAAAAACTCCCTTAACATCAGGAAGAAGTATGTAATAGATGATAAAACATGGGACAAGTACAAAGACAACTTATATGCAGTAATAACATTAAAAGAAACGATTGATGCATTACCAGAGGGGGCTTTTGAGAAGTTCCTGATGGAATACAAAACCCTTAATTTCCAGAAAAGAACGATAGACATTTAGGAAAAAATGATCGCCAATTTTTTTGATATAAATATTTAGGAATTATTTATATTAAAATAAAACATTAAGTAAAAAAAGAACTTAAACGCAAAATTATAATCTATGTATAGAATATAAGATGCAAGTTTTAGGAAAATCGCAAACTACCGAATTGTTTAAAGCTCACTTAAAGAAGTTAGATCTTACTGGTTTTGGAGGCATTAAGCTCACAACCGAATATGATAAGAATGGGAAGCTAGTGAAAAATATGGGAATAACATTACAAAAGTGGGCTAAAATTATTACAAAGGACAACTATGAAGATTACATACTAACAAAATGGACTGATAAAGCAACCGGAAAAGAAACATTTTCGCACCCAAAATCATTCTATTTGAAGACCGGCAAAGATGTAGGAGTTGTTGCTATTGATTTTGATACAACAGAAGCCTACGATGCATTCATTAAACACAACCCAGAATGCTCTGCATATTTTACACAGAAAACAAAAAAAGGCTTTCATATTGTATTTAAGTATGACGAAAGACTAAACCATAGTTGCTCTAACGACAAACATGCAAAAGAAGACTGCATGATTGATTTTAGAAGCAACGGAGGTTGTCTTATCTCGTATCCCACAAAATATTTTCACCATGAAACCGGAGAAGAATATGCATATGAAATATTTGTAGATGGTGAATTGGGTACAATTACAAATAAAATGATAAAATATTTTGATGATAATGCAATCATATATTCCAAAGTAAAAACTGATACTAAAAGTCGTATGACTGAAAAGAAGAAAAAAGTAAAAAAAGAGATAGATGAAAAGATAGAAGAAGTTGAGGACAAATTAGAAGAAATTAACAGCCAAAGTGGAAAGTTATTTCTAAAAATGTGTGCCTGTTATACCAAAGAAAGAGTAGCAAACTATTCGTCGTGGTTTGAAATGGGGTGCATGTTAAAGAACCATTTTACAAACAAAGGAAATGAAAAAGAAGGTAAAGATTGTTTTAAACATTTCAGTCAGTTAAAAGACGATGCCGGAGAAAAGTTCTATGACGGATATGATGTAGAAAGTGTTTTAGAAAGTTGGGCTAAAATGGAGGTGTATAAGGTTAAGAAAGTTGATAAAAATAAAAGCTGGGACAAAATTAAAAAGTTTGCAAAAAAAGATAATGCAGAAAAGTTTAATGCTATTTTTGATATTAGCGAACTAAACCTGACTACATCATACAGCGATCTAAAAACTGCATTTGAAGAAACTAACTTTAAGGTACGCAATCCAGTTGGATTTTGTGAAGTTGTTGAAATAGACAACCAAGAAGAACTAGTTTTCCGCACACCTAACGAACTTAATACTTTGTATGAAAATCTGTTCTGGACTAAATATACTTACAAGCCATCACCAGACGGAGAAGGTGAGGGAACATTTGAAGAAGAAGAAAGGGAGTTCATTAAGGATTGGAGAAAAGATACGCAACTATTAGAATATGAGCGTGTGGATTTTAGACCATACTGCATGGAAGATACAACCCCAGATAATATTTATAATCAGTTCAGGGGTTTTAATGCTATAAGCTACTATACGGAATGGCTTAAAACCCCAGTCCGTCCTGCAACTGATACAGAAGACGGAATTGGTCTTTTGCTACAACATATTAAAGATCTTTGCGGTAATATGGAGTTCTATGAGTACTTTTTGGATTGGTTGGCGTTTAAAATCCAGTTCCCTAATCGCAAAAATAACATCGCTACAATCCTAAAAAGTTTGCAGGGTGCAGGTAAGGACAGCTTTTTTGATTGGTTTGGTAATGATATTTTGGGTTCTAAATATTACCTGAATATTCAAGGCTTAAATCAGTTGGAGAACTTTAATGCATTATTGAGTTGTAAATTACTCGTGGTATTAAATGAGTTTGAACTGAAAGAAAGTATCAGCAACAAAGAAAAGTTTAAATCTCTAATTACAAATGTAGTTAATGTTATTAATGAGAAACATGAGAAACAGCGTAAGGAAAAAGATTATACCAACTATGCACTCCTTACCAATAATACCATCAGTTTTTCGGTAGAAAGCGGTGATAGAAGAATTACTGCAACAGAAGCTAATAATGCAATCTGTAATGATAAAGAATATTTTGATAAAATGTATAAGAACATATATGGTCGTGATAAGTACGGAGAATATGTTGGAAAAGATTATATTGCTCCGTTTTTCCATTTCTTAATGATTAGAAAAGTTGCAGAAAAAGACTGGATTGGAACAAGAGCCAAAACAGAATATTATAAGACTTTGCAAGATTACAGCATTAGTCCTTTGGTTAGGTTCTTTGAGTTTCTCAATAACAAACACTACAAATATGGATCTTTATATGATGGTAAAGCCGACGGAAAAGAAGGAGAAAAAACAATATTCTCCTCAACCAAGTTTTACAATATGTTTAAAGATTTTAGAACAGAATGGGGCTACAAGAGTGCAGACTGGTCGGCTACTTTATTTGGAACAAACCTCCGCCAATACTGCATGGAAAACGAAATAGACAGCCAAGAAAAGTTTAAGTTTATCAGCAAACGCAAATCTGGCGTAAATGTATATGTTTTAGATAATAAGAAAATGATAGAATACCTAGAAAGCGAAGGAATTATTAGCAAAACTGGTGTATGTCTAATTAAAAGCCATTTAGAAAAACAAACAGAAGAGATAGAAGAAGAAGAAGAATAAATATTTACAAAATAAGATTTACATTTATTAGATTAAATAAATGCAAAACACACTCAAAAACCCTATATATTTATAATTATTTAGCAATCTAAAACATTAGATTATTTGGATTATTTACAACCTTTATTTTTTGATTTAGGATAATTCAAATACTTATTCCAAATTAATATATCCATACATTATATAATGCCGAAAGACGATTTTTACTATTTGGAACAAACGCCGGAAATACTATGCAAAGCACTAGTTAAACATATACCAGATCTAGGTAATACCGATCTAATTTTTGAACCCTTTGCAGGAGAAGGAGCGTGGATAAAAGCATTTAGTCCAGAACAAAATATTATACAAACCGAGATAGAACATGGAACAGACTATAAATCAATAGATCTAGAAAACACACTAGTAGATTGGGTTATTACTAATCCTCCATATCGTATTTTAAGCGAAGGAGAAGAAGAAGGTGGGAAAAGAGAAAATGCATTTATTCAATTAGCCAATTATTTTGCCGGTAAAACAAACAAAGGATTTGCATTCTTATTGAATGATAAATGTTTTAGTGCAATAACGCCTCCCAGACTTAAAAAGTTGTACGAAGAAAAGGGTGTCTATATTCACAAAATCGTTGTTTGTAGTGTGAAGAAGTGGCGAGGTAGATATTTCTTTATTATTTTTAAAAATCGTTGTTGTCTTGCATGTAAGCGGAAGAAGCAGGGGTGTTGTCCCAAATTAAGCGACGAAGAACGAGCTAAAATATTTGCAGAAATAGACGAAGAAGAGAGAAAGGAAAAAGAAGAAGAACTAAAAAAGGCAAAAGGAGAAAGATTTGATTTCTTTGATTTTTTAGAAGGATCTTTTTAAACGAAGTAACAAACTAAAATAATATATGGTTAATATATAAATGAGTTTATCTATTAAACAGGATAAGTATTATACAAAAAAAGAACGAGAAGTCTTTGCATATTTAACATTACACGGAACACAGAGAGTAGTAGGTAGTGCATCAATTAAAGAAATAGATTATTCAGCAGACTACGATTTGATGGAATATGTAAGTTTTGAGAGAAGTGCAGAAATATATGATCTAATACTAACACTTTTTAGAGAAAAGTTTAGAACTGCATACAAATCCAAAAATATATGGATTACAGATTTTAAATGTGGAGTTTTAGCTGGTGGAATACCTGTTAGATGGAAAAAAGCGGATATTGATAAAGGCTTTCAGGTGATAGACGATGTTAAAATATATTTTGTAGATTGTTTGCAGGAAAAAAGTACAATAAAACTAGATGTAATTACTCTCATTAATGGTTTGTTTCACGAGTTTAGTGAGATATATTTTTTAACATTTGGAGATTATAAAACATACGAACCGGAATACACAAAGAAAATGAATATTGAAACTTCATTATTGAAAGATGTAAAGAAGTATACAGAGAAAGGAAATTACATGAAATCGTTAAAGCGTCTTTTTGCATATTTGAGAATTAGCGAGAAAGAACCGGCACTAATGCAAAGTTTAGTTGATTTTTTTAATTCATCTGTGGGCGAACTATCTAGTTATAAAAGTGATCTAGAACTCATTACAATAATGATACACCAAACATTCAAACCAATTGCAAAAAAGCATATTATCTATAATTTAAAATATATTGAAAAACACATTAGCCCTCATTTTAAAGATTTAGTAAAAAGTATTTTAAAAGAAAAAACAGAAGCCAAAATAAAAACACACACAGAACAGGTAGAAGAAATCTTAAATAACCAGATACAGGAAAAGTCAAAAGAGTATATTGCAAATAACAAAAAAATATATTCTTATATTAAAGTATAGATGAATACCGAAGATGTGGGAACGCCAGTAGCAATTATCAGTTTTGAGGGAGATAAGAAAAAAAACAAAGTTCTTTCTATTGAGAACGACAAATCTAATGTTGAAGAGTATTTAAGAGAACTGAAACTCACAAAGCCAAAGGAAAAAATCCAACATATTCCAAATAAAAAGACAGAACGCCAGATTTTATATATTACAGGTGCATCAGGATCAGGAAAAAGCTATTATACGAAAGCATATTGCGATCAGTACAGAAAACTATTTCCAAAGAACCCTATTTATTTAATTTCGTCTATTAATGAGGACAGCTCAATAGATAAGGTTAAGAATATGAAACGAATTAAACTAACAAACGAATTATTAATAACGGATCTAAAAGCAGATGATTTTAAAGATAGTTTAGTTATTTTTGACGATACTGATTGTCTAACCAATAAAATAATGAGATTAAAAGTAAATGGAATACTTAATATGCTTTTAGAAACAGGAAGACATACAAATACATCAGTTATTTATACATCGCATCTTGCAACAAACGGACTAGATACAAAACGCATTCTAAACGAAGCTCATAGCATTACAATTTTTCCTCATTCTCTCGGTGGTCGCAGTTTAAAATACTTATTGGAGAATTATTTTGGTTTAGACAAACACCAAATAAAAAAAATTAAAACTCTCCCCTCACGCTGGGTTACGCTTATAAAATCGTTTCCTATGGTTGTATTGAGTGAGAAAGAGGCTTTTGTATTAAATCTACCAGACGAAGAAAAGGAAGATAAATAGATTTATCTAAAATATTTTAATATTCTATTAATATATAGAATGTTAAATCTCGCATCACTTAATCAAAGAGTTAATTATTTAACCGGAAAAATTAACCAAATACCAATTCCTCCTATTCCTCCGGTGGCGGACACTTTAAGTGCCGTACTGGTCGCCGGAAATAGTGCAGGGTCGTCGGCAATTAACATGAATACAAACGCAATTTCTAACATCACAACTGCAACAGCCAAAACGAGTTTAGTAGTTAATGACGCAATAGTAGGACAAAATGCAACATTAACTACCCAAAACTTAACTATTAATAATGCCGGTTTAACTCCGGCTTTAACTTTAAACCAATCTGGGGTTGGTAGTGGAATATTATATGAGGAAATGTATAACCAAAGAACCGCTATAACTGGTGAGTTTAATAGAATGGGATTTTATAGCAAATCGTCTACTGGTGCAAAAATAGAATATGCAAGAATAAAAGCAGACGCTCCTGTTATTACATCAGGTTCATCAAGAGGCAGAATGGATTTGGGCGTTCAGCAAGGTTCAGGTATAGTAAATTATTTAACCTTAAACGGACAAGTAGGTTCGGTAGGGTTGGGTGCTTCTTTGGATTGCAATAGTAATGATATTACGGAATGTAATTCAATAACAACCCCTTTAAGCAACACTTATTCAAAAGAACAAGTTGTATATTTAAATGCGAATACAACCGCTCCTAACTCCGGCTTTACTCTGGAAAGCAATTTAAGATATACTGCTTTTAATTTGGGTAAAGTTCCGGAGTGGATACAAGCACCCGCCGTTACTCCAAATGGTTTCGTTGCAGGTGTGGAAAATATAACCGCAAGTTACGATACATGGGACGGAAAGTTTTGGGTTGGAACAGATGTAGGAAATGTGTATTATAGTAGTGATGGCGGTGTTAATTGGACTATACAGGGTTCGTATGGTGGTAGAATTAGAGTTTTTTGCCCTTATAATAGTGCGAGTGTAATGGCGGTCGGTGGTGATTTTTCAAGCGTTTCGTATAATTATTTGGTCGGTATTAATAACTCTGGTGGTGGGTATAGTTCTTTTGATATTACAGCAGGTCTTACTGGAATGAATGCTCCTGTATATGCTCTTTACGATAATAGTATTAATGTGAGTTTGTATATTGGTGGTGCATTTGACGACTTTTTCGGCATTTTGGGTTCTCTCAATCCTAAATGGGTTACATTAGATTATAACACATCTATTTTTTATCCTTTTAGTAATAACGCCGGTAATGGTTTTTTTGGTGGTGATGTCCTTTCTATTTCACAAGATACTCTTAATTCGGGTCATGTTTTAGTTGGTGGAAGTTTTACCAGCTTAACAGCGAACAGCAATACTTATTCTGTACCTCATCTAATTACTTACTCTACTGGGACTGGATACGATTTGACTGGTATTTTTTTTATTCCAACAACTTTAAATGGTGTGGTTAATGATGTTCTACCTTATAGTGGTGGGATAATGATATTTGGAGGGGCTTTTACTAATCCTTTGGTTTCTCCTACATGGACGGAAAATTACGGAATGGCGATTTATTGGAATGGTACAAATTGGGAAGAAAGCAATTATCCATTCATTAATCCTCTCGCTCCTATTTCATGGATTACCCATTTTCCTAATATTGGTGTGTTCTATACAAATGTAGGTGGTAATACGATATGGGCGAATGGGGTGGAATATGTCCCTAACATTCCTACCGGTTCGGCGTGGGAATGCGTTACTTATAATGGTTCTATTTCTTTATTCGCTACTAACAATCAATCCGGCGTTGGTTTTTTGTTTTATTACTACGACCAAGCAGTCGGTTTAACTATTACCGGAGGAGGTAATACTTTTAACTCTATAAATGGGAGTAATTTTACCAATTGTTTTTTAACAGGTTTGAACTCTGCGGTGGAAATGTTGTGGAACAGCACTTTAAGCAAATGGTTTGTAATTAGTCAGCAGGGTTGTAGTTTTAGTTAAAAAATAATATTATAATAATACATGTTAAGTAGTGAAGGACAACAGATCTCAATATTGGAAGAAATATTGGGTGAAAAGAAACCAGCGAGAAAATGGTATGCAAAATACAAATGTTTATTCTGTTGGTATGTTAAAAAATAATATCCCAATATTATAATGGAGAATGATTGGACTACCGATATAGAACAGGTTTTAGAAAACATTAGAATAAACTGCATTATTTTAAATAAGGAACACAAGAACCGGTATTTTACATTAAAAGAAAACCTTAAATATTATAAAATCCCTGTGATAATATTTTCAAGTATTAATAGCATAGTAAGTGTAGGATTACAGCCATATTTACCACAGGGTACAATTAGTATGATGACCTGCCTACTAGCTCTAATTTGCTCTATAATTGGATCTATTGAATTATACCTCACTATACAGAAAAGTATGGAAAGCGAACTGATCTCACAGCGAGATTATTACATGTTAGGAGTAGATATTTACAAGACGCTTTCATTATCTAAACAACATAGACCAATACCGGCAAAAGAATATTTAGATAAATGTTATAATACATACTGCAAACTAACCGAAAGTAGTAATGCAATAGCCAAAAGAGTAGAAGATAAACTGATGCCTTTGCCCTCCTCTATAAGCATACAAACGCCAAGCCCAACCCCTTCTCAATTAACAATTGAAATAGAAAATACCATTTAATTATATATTTTTATCTAACTAATAATATATAATGGAAGATTTAACGGAGATTTTTACCAACAAAAATATAACCGATAGTTCAAGAAAACTATATTTAGCAAATCTAGTTAGATTAAACGGAGGACTGCCTCCCAAAAACTTAAAGTTTTTAAGCGATGTAGAAGCCATTAAAGAGAAGTTGCAAAAGTATAAGCCAAATACACAAAGAAGTTATATTATATCTATTGTCTCTCTTTTAAAGGGATTGAAAGAAAAACAGCAAAAGAAGTTTAGCAAATTATACGATACTTATTATACTATTTTGGACGAAATGAATAAATCACTAAAAGATAATACAGCCAAGACAGATAAGGAAGAGAAGGAATGGATAGGACAAGATGCAGTAAAAGCAAAACTAGAAGATCAAATGAAAGTTTTGGAACAAATAAAAGACAACAAGAAACTAACCCCAGAAGAATATGAAAAGCTTTTGCATTTAGTCGTTCTCTCTTTATTCGTTTTACAGAAGCCTAGAAGAAACAAAGATTACCAAGAAGCATATATTACCAAGAAGTATAAACCGGAATATGGAACAGAGAAGAACTTTTTAGACTTATTTAAGAGCGAGTTTTTATTTAATAACTACAAAACACAGGGTACATATAAAACTCAAATTGTAGCTCTCAATCCGCTACTCCGTGAGATAATAGACTTTTATTTAAAGTTTCACCCTCTCAAAGCCAAGTTTAGAGAGAAAGATGCACTAGTACCTCTTTTAGTTGATTATCAAGGAGAACCTTTTACATCTAATAATGCACTTACTAGAATGCTATATAAAATATTCGGTTCTAAAATTGGCTCGTCCATGTTGAGAAAACTATTCTTAACCGATAAGTATGCAGAGGTAATGAAACAAATGAAAGACGATGTTGCAGACATGGGAACATCAACGCAAACGGCTCAAACTAACTATATTAAGGAGTAAGTATAGATAGGGAGGGTTGGGACACTTTGTTACTTTGTTTATAATTCAAAACCATTTATTATTATTATTATTTATTTATCTTTTAAAAAAATAATAACTATCCCAACTATCCCAACTATCCAATCCAAATAGCTACAAGTGCATCTTTCGGCAAACCGGACTTATCCTGTGTATCCTCAACCATTTTATTAAACTCTTTTAGATCCATCATCAAGTCTTTCATACAAATAATTCTTAAAATTATCCAACGCCCACAGGTATTTATACCTGTTTTTAACTTCTGCAAACGCTTCTTATTATAAATAAGTTTATAACCTTTACTTTTAGTCATTAGATCGGTCAAATAATCTTCGTCCTGACCTAGCATCATATTTCTCATTTTACCCAACAGGTTTTTCTGTCTATCAGGCATTCCGGAATATGGATTAAACCATTCTATCGTTTTATCATATTTTAGAATGCAACACCAGTGACCTTTATTTACACTATCTTCAACTAGTATAATTCTAAAATCTCTCGGTTTAGGCAATAGCTCATCTATCGTATTGTAATTTGCTAAATCGCTGTATTTTAATATTTGACCTTCAACACCATCTCCAAAATAGCGTCTAATGTCGCCGTCTGTAATATTAGTACCTATTCGCTCACAAATTAAGTCCTCGTCTAACGGAACAGGATTTTTAAAAAACATATCAGTATGCACCATTTATATAATAATTAGATATATTATATTTTTTGGATTTTGATTTTATTTAGGAAAATAATAAGTATTTAATAGTTATTTTGGCTTAAAAAATAATCTAAACATATAATATATAATGGTGAATTACGAAAATGACTACCTTTGGGGAGAAGCCCAACAACGAAAAATATTTCCGGTTTTAGAAAAAAAATGGAAAAGTTTAAGACAACAAAGCAGATATGCTAAATATGATGCAATCAACGAACATGTAAATATGGAAATAAAAAGTAGGAAAAACTTAAATTGGAATACTTATCCAACAACACTATTGACGATGAATAAAATAAGTGATACTGCAAAAACTAATATATTTATTTTTAATTTTGTCTTTGATATGACGAAAGACATGAGCGAAATATATTATATTGAATATGATGCAGAAAAGTTTAGCCGGTACGAAACGAAAATGTTTAGCAGGGCAAATATTAAAAGTGATGAAAAGGAATATGTCTATATACCGGTTGCAGATCTAACCTTTTTACACAGGGACGAATATGAGAAACACAAATGCCTACTTTTAGAGAAATCAATTGCAATAGAAGCAATTTAATCTAATTATAATAAATAATAATCTAATTACTTATTATATGAACCAGCTTACAGAAAGCTATTTAGCAAATCTTATCAAAGATTTACACAACGCAGAAAACGATTTTTTTAATCCTCAAAATAACCACGCCAACCCCTTAATGCAGGACGACAAATTGCAAAAATTAAAACAACTTAAATCAAAACAAATAAGTAATTTAAAATATAACGCCCAAAAATTAAAAGAACTTTTAGAAAAAATAGATTATCAAATAAAGAACCCAAAAATAAAACCTGTTGGTATATAAATGGGATATACAAAAGAATATCTAATTGGATTTTGCGAGTTTTGGTTTGCTATAATAGGCGTATTTATTATAATGCATACTTTACCTAGTAATGGGCTAGGATCTTGCCGTCATTTGAGAGGAATAGGCGATAATATTGGTTAGAAAATAATACCAATATTATATATAATGGGTTGTTTGGAACGCTTTATTAATTGGTTAAATATATCCAATATGCCGTCTAGCGAACAGAGTATTTTACGAGATTTAAAAACTATTGGTGTTATTGAGAGCTAAAACTTGTAATATAATTTTATATTTTCAAAATGATATAAAATTGTTCCTTTAATAATTTCTGCAACTTCCCATGCTTCTTCTTCATGATTTTTATTTATTATCCGCTCACCTATTTTTTCAATCGTACCACGAGGTTTATATTTATCCATGTAAAACCAGTAATTATAACTATCCTGATTATCAATTATAGTTTTACCGGTTGGAGATTTAATTTCAATATAATAATGATATGGCGAATACTCGTCGTCATTATTATTTATAACATATCGTTTTACCTGCACTTTACAATTCATATTATTTTCTTTAAATAACTTTTTTAGTAATACCGAGCCGTAATAAGAAAATGCTATGCATCGTCCCTGCAATTTAGAATTATTATAAATAAATGTTGTAGCCATGCTTCTCTATACCTATACATATGACGATGTTTTTAAATGGTTTAATAAATACACCTATTTTTCCTTAAATATATTTTAAACCATATTAAAGGCATCTCTATACTATATAGTATAACAGAATGACTGAAATAGCCAACCGCCTCCCTTTTGAACTTGCAAATATTATTTACTCGTATGTTGGTAAGCACCCAGTAGCCCAACTTATAGAAGACAAACAGATTGAAGACGAAGAAAAAACAATTTGTAAAGAGTGCTACTGCGTCGGTGCAGAAGAAGACTACGATGGTATGTGCGAATACTGCTATGCAGAACAGCTCGGCGTAATCGTTTATAAATGTGATAATTGTAGCGAAAAATGTTTTGAGTATGGACGCTTTGAAAATACCGACGACGGATTATTTTGTGGAGCATGTTATATGGGATATTTGGAGATGCAGGAAGAAGAATAATCTAAAAATACAATAAAGTAATCTAAAAAAACATATAAATAATCCAAATAAATCAATTAATATAATGAAATCTAAAATATTTTAGATTTTATTAGATATTCAATAGTAATAATTTTAAAATTATTACTTATATAATCTATTTTTATATATAAGAAATCTAACTTATATATAAAAAATCCAAATACTTACTATAATCTAACTATATATAGATTATTTTTCTGCTGTGTTAGATTTTTGAGCTTCTAGTTTAGGCTTACGGACATTCAAATAGTATTGCCTTTTCTTCTCCAACATTTCTGCATACTTTTCTGGATCGCTAGTTTTAAGCTTATCGTTGTACCTTTTGCATTTTTCCCTGCATTTAGTAGGATTTGCCTTCTGGTAATCGCTCACACGCTTCAAATGCTTTTCGTAAAATGCTACTGCTTTGGCTTCTTCCATCTCTTTACTATATAGTATATAGAAACCTTTATATACTTTTTCTTAAACCTTTAATAACAAAAAATATAATATACTTTAATTATATAAATGTCTTTGAAACATATTCAGCAGAGAAGAAAACAAACTACATTTGGAAGTGATTTAAGTGTTCTAATTGCAGATACTTTTATTAACGGCGATTTAGACATACAGGGACAAATAAACGGCACATCATCACAGGGACAAAATACAAATAATACTTGGACTGGGACGAATACTTATTCTGTTTATAGACCGACTAGTTCTTTACCGAGTGTAGGATTACAGGACGGAGTAAGTCAATCATTTTTAGATACTACAATTACAAATGAAGGAATTATTAATGCAGGAGCTACATGGAGCGGTGTAAATACTTTTAATTATCCTCTCATTATTACCGATATTACCGGTACAACACCTACATACATACCGCCAGTAAATCCTACTGACGCTGTATGTGGTAAATATGTAGCTGATAGTTGGACGGCAAAAGGCTCTGCATATTTATCATCAAATAATACTTGGACTGGATCAAATACTTTTAATATTTTACCTACATGTTTAGACCCTCTGGTAGACACCTCTATTGCAACTAAAAATTATAGTGATACAACTATAACAGCTATTACACAGGGTAAAGCCCAATCAATAGCATCTCAACTAGCTATTGCAGGTGCAGATTGGGGAGCTACTAATCTTGCAGTTTCGGTGCAAATTATCGGCGGAGGTGCTGGTTCAACTTCTTCTGTTGGTGCTTGTTCGTGTAGTAGTGGCGGAGTTTCCGGTGCTTCTGCATCACAGGCTTCTATTATACTTTTAACAGATTATATAGGAGGAACAGGAGGTATGGCTTTATTTGATCTTGCAGTTGGATATGGTGGTAAGGCTGGAACAGGTTGCGGAACTGAAAGTGGTTCTGGCTCTGGTGGTGCAACCAATTTATATATTACTCCAAAAGTAGGTGCAGGATATAATCCGGCACAGGTGAATATTTTAAGATCAAACGGAGGTAATGGGTTCGGTACTGGAACTTGCGGACAGGCAGGTAATCCGTCAGCCGGTTTATATAGTACTATCAATCCTTCGGTTGTAGCTCCGTTTTCATATTCTAATGGAAAAGGTGGGTCACAATGTGCCGGAGCAATTCCTCAATATTACGGAATAAATACTTTTGGTTGGGGTGGTAGGGGAGCGTCATGTGCGACCGGAGTTGCAGGAGGAAATGGTGGATATGGTATTACATTCTTTACAGGATAAGTATTTTAATATCCAATTTTAGAGATTATTTACAAAAATATATAATATATTTCTATATTATATAATGTCTTTACAAGGTATTCAAGATTTAGATGAGAGTTGGACTTTACGAAATAGTCTAACAATAAACAATAATGTTGAGGTACTAGGTGATTTAAATACAACAGGCTTTATTTACGATGGTGGTATTCCTGTTAATATTCAAGGGTTAAATAATGTATGGACTGGTAATAATGCATATACGATTTCGTTGCCTACCTATTTAGATCCTGTTGCAAATAACGAAATGGCTACGAAAAATTATTTAGACACGGCTGTTGTTGGATTAGGTGCAGGACTTTTGCCGTTGAATAATGTTTTTTCCGGAACAAATTATATGACTGGACTTCCTGTAATTTCTGGGACGGCTACTCCGGCTTCTAACGAGTTGGTAAATAAGGCTTTGGTTGATGGGTTTATTTCTTCTAGTACTGGTGCATTAGGAACGAATAATGTATGGACTGGAACAAATACTTTTAATAATGTAGTAAGTGTTCCTACTCCTCTAACAGATGCTACTTTTGCAAACAAAAAATATGTTGATGATAGTATTACAGCTTTTAATGCTTCCGGTGGAAAAGTTGAATATGTTGAGGTGGTTGCTACTGGTGCTACTACTTTAACATGCGACCCTGCTGTCTATTCTGGCTGTATTATTTTAATGTGTGCCTGTGGTGGTTTTGGTGCAAATACAAATCCGCCGACAAGTGGCGGAGCAAGTGTTAAATCGTTTGGTGGTGCTGGTGGATATGCTGTTTTTAAAGTTCCGGCTTTTACTGGAAATGCTACTTTTACAAATACAAGTAGTCAGTTAAACTCTGCCGGTGCAGGTATAATTGGGTCGGCAGTTTTTACTCTTCCTAATTTGGCTACTATTGCAAATATTTCCGCCGGTGGTAATGGTGCGATAGGTGCTTCCGGTGTCGGCGGTTCTGTTGATATGGGTTCTTTTCAAGGAGTTCAAAGAATTAATGGTAGTACTGAACCATTACAAAATCCTATAACAAATGACGCTATTACAAAGAGTTATAATATTGGAGTTTTAAATGGATACGGAAATGGTGGGTCTGCACGATACGATACAGGGGTTCAAACTTTACCTACTGGCGGTTATTTGTTGCAGATAAAGTTTAAGAACTAATTTCAAGGTTTTAGTGATATATAATATATGTAAAAATATAATATATCATATTAGTATATAATGTCTTTACAAGGATTTCAAGGTTATACTCAACCATTAGTTTTGAATGGTGAAGTAACAATAAACGGATCACTAAACGCTAAAAATGTATATGTTTCAGGTGTTATTACTGGTGCAGGTATTAGCACGGATATTTTAGCTACTGATAATGTATGGACTGGAACAAATGATTTTCAAGATGTAGTAAGTTATACCGGCGGTGCTGTTGCAGGTGCAACTGATTTAATACAACAAGCCCAAGTAGATCAAGAGGTCGCTGGATATAACCCTTTAACTATATCTAATATATGGACTGCTATTCCTACTTTTAGTAATGTAGATCCTCCAAGTGTGCCTCCGGAAAGCGGTGCTACTTTAAATCCGGCTGATCTATTTTCATATACAAGTATGACTAATTATACAACGGCTAATCCGTCAGGGTTATTAGCAACCAATAATACCTTTACCGGAACGCAAAACTTTACCGGTTTTGCAGGTGTTTCTATTCCTCAATTGGAAATACCGACCGCATTACAACAACCGGCTTCCAAAGCGTATGTAGATGGAAAAATTGAGGTTGCAGGTAAAACTTTAACCTATACAATTACTACTGCTGGAACTTATAGTTTTATAAATATAAACAGAGCAAATATAGCTAAAATAGATTATTGGCTATTTGGTGGTTCATGTGGCGGTTATTCTGGTGCAGTTGTTTCTGGAACAATTGGAAACGGATTAGGTATAAATGGGTCATTAGTTTTGAATATTGGAACTACTGCTGATCCGGCGGTAGTTGTTACTACACAAGATAAAAATACTCCTAGTTCTACATCGCTTTTAGTTTCAAATGTTCTAGTTGCTGGTGCAGGAGGAGCATGTAATTTAAACGGAAGTTTGGTAGGTGGAAATATTCTTACAAACGATTACGGCGGTGTGAATGGAATATCAATTGGCGGTATTAATGGTACGAATGCATTAGCATATAGTAATATATTAGGTACTGGAACTAGTGCAGGAGGAGCTATTTTCGTAGCTCAATATCTTTAATAGATTATTATAAAATAATAATATCTACCCTTATTATATAATAATGTCGCAACTTTCAACATTTAAGAAAGCTCAAAATCCAGATATGGTTTATTACGATATAGTCTCAACTAATTTTCAAAGTACAACTACGGAAGAGCCATTTTTAAGATTTAACGAAACAAGAACTAATCCTGTTATTCAAAATACAGGGGACTATTATTTAAGTATTGTGAGATTTAGTTTAGACACTTATAATCTTCCAAATCTTATATGTGAAATCCAACCTAATCAAGGCAATCCAGATTTGTCTATTTATTCAGTAACATTAGAGTATGATGATGGTGTGGGTGGTATTACTCCTTCAAATCAAGAATATCTAATTTGGTCGCCTCAAAATGTAAACGCCCAAGTGCCTATTCCTCCAAGTGCAACAACCAATAAGTTTCAAGAAAATACTAATTATTACTATGTATATCAGTTTCAATATTTTCTTTCAATTATAAATACTGCTTTGGCTTCTGCTTTGGCTTCATTAATAGCCAATACTGGTGGCGGTGCATCTCCAATCGCTCTCGCTCTTCAACCTGTACTAACATGGGACGTGACTTCGCAAAAAGCTATTCTACAAGCTCAAACTCAATATTACGACAAGGAGAATGTAGCAAAAATTAAGATCTATATGAACCCTCCTCTTTTTGCACTTTTTAATAGTTTCCCTTCTCTTAATTTTGGAACTGGTGCATCAGTAAGTTTAGGGAGAAATTACCAATTGGTAATAGCTAATTTTGGAGGGGTCAATACTATTGAACTTCCTACTAATCCTGTTCCTCCTGCAACTGCTTCTGTTTGGACGCAAATGTTCCAAGAGTTTAGCACAATTGATACATGGTCGCCAGTTGCTTCTATTGTTTTCACTTCCAACACTATTCCAATTATTAGCAATCAACTTTCCGCTCCGTTAGTATTTAACAACGGACAGAGTAGCTCTGGTATAGGAAATAATGCAAACTTCGCCCAAGTTATTACAGATATGGCTACTAATCAACAGGTATTTAAGCCAAATGTTTTATACAATCCAACCGCCGAATATCGCAGAATTGATATGACCGGTAATACTCCTTTGACTAATATTGATTTAAATGTTTATTGGAGAGATAAATTAGGACAACTTATTCCCTTTACTTTGGCTTCTGGGGCTTCTGCATCTGTTAAGTTTTTGTTTGAAAGGAAAGACCGATTTTTTCATCAAAAAGGTTCAGGAGTTTAGACAAATAGTTTATATCCAAAAACTATAATTTATATTATCTTTTCTAAAAAAATAATATATTTAGATATTATATAATGAGTGCAGACTTTAAAACGACCCTTATTAAGGACGGACGACTAGCCGACATTACCGATCAACTCGCATACGCCGTTGCTTCTGGTGCTTCATCAAATACTTATCAGCAATTTTCCGCTGTTTCAACATCTAATTCTTCTATGACTTTCAATATTCAAGTACCAAGTGAGAATATTGTTGTTTCCAGAGAGGTTCTTATCCAGACTGATATTTACTTTACGATCAATATTACTGCCGTACCTGCTACTGAAACCGCTTTCAACTACGGATCTACTGATGCTTTCCAAGCTTTCCCTTTGAACTCTCTTTTTACTACATGCTCCGCCCAGATTAACAATACTAATGTTTCTAGTAATCTTCAAGATATTCTCCCTTCTATTCTCCGCCTTAACGACAATAGAGAACTTTACAGATATAATGGTATGACCCCCTGCCTTCCAGATCAAGCTTACAAGAGATTTATTGATGGCGTTGATACTGCAAACAATCCTCTCGGTGATTACGGCGACCAATCTTACGATGGCGACCTAATCCCTCGTGGTGCTTTCCCTGTTACTGGTCTTACTTTGCTTCACAATATTACTGCCGGTGGTACTGATGCTTCCCCTGTTTCTACAAATGTGTTGGATACTTTCGTTATTACTGGTATGGTTAAGGTGACAGAGCCTTTGATGGGTCTTTCCCCTTTCATTTACGGAGATGCCGTTTATAACAAACAAGGTTTAGTAGGAATTAATGCTATGTCTTTTGTTTTCAATATTGATAGTTCGTGCAAACGCTTTTTCTCAACTGCTTCCCCCTACACCTATTCAGTTAGTTTAGGAACACAGGCTCAACAAAATCCTTTCCAAAATACTAGAATGTTAGTCAATTTCCTTTCTACTCAACCTACGGATTTGATTTCTGCTCGTAATGTTGTGCCTTATATGGATCTACCTAGATATTTGAGTTTGCAGTCATCTACCGGTGCTTTAAACGCCGGTGCATCTGCTTCTTATAACTCGCAAAATATCCAAATCAATCAGCTTCCGGATTATTTCATTATTTCTGTTCGTAAGCCTATGAGTACTCAATCGGTTAAGGATAGTTCAACCTTCTTTAAGATTAATAGCATCAGCGTCAATTTGAATAACACTTCTGGTTTGCTTTCATCTGCTCTTCCAGAGGATTTGTGGCGTATTTCAGTTAATAATCACTCTACTCAATCATGGACGGAGTTTAGCGGTTCTGCTACTAGTGCTAATAATGCTTCCGGTGTTGGAACTGCCGTTAGAACTACCGGCTCTCTTCTTATCCTTTCTCCTGCATACGATTTGTCGCTTCCTGATTACCTCTCATCTGGTTCTATCGGTCAGTACAATTTCCAATTCCAAATTAATTGCACCAATATTGATAGTGTAGCCGTTGTTCCTGAAATATGTATTATTTGTGTGAATAGTGGTATATTTACTACTATTGCAGGTTCTTCCAATATTTACACAGGTATTCTTACAAAGCAGATGGTTTTGGACGCAAAGACCAACGAGGAAAGTTTAGACCCTGTTTCTTCGGTTCAGTATAACCGAATGGTTGGCGGTGCTTCCATGTGTGATAGAATTGCTACTGCTTCTAAAAAGCTTCCTATTGTTCGTGATTTAGCTGATCGTGCAAAGCGATTGGTTGGAATGGGTGTCCCTTCTGGTGCAGGTGTTTCTTCCGGTGCTGGTAGTCGTCTAGAAAAACTTTGTTATTAAAACTTTCTGGGATAGTTGGGATAGTATTTAGTAATATTTAATTGAATAAATAATAAAATAAGTGATAATCATTTTATTATTAAAATATAGGTTTTAAATATCCCAACTATCCATATATATAATTATTATTAAAATTATTATATATATTAATATTATATAATGGCTTCACGAAACTATGGAATGGCTTTTGATACGCCGTATAATGAACGACTTTTAAGCGTTTTAGAGAAATACGACAGAGAGAGAGATACTAATGGAGAACCAGATATTTTTGGTTCTAGTATGGAGGGCGGTGCATTTTTAGGAGCAGATGGGCGAGTACATACAACCGGTATGTATCACCCCCATTTAAGTCACCCTATGCTAGGATCTATGGTTAGAGAAATGGACGGAGGAAAGTTTAATTTTGGTAAGGCTTTGGGTTCAGTTGCAAAGGGCGTAGGAAAAGTTGCTTTGCCTATTGCAACAAAAGTAGGTACAAAAGTGGCGGAAGATGCTTTAATGTCTGCTATGATGGGTGCTGGTGTATATAGTGCCGGTGGTGTATATAGTGCAGGAGCTATGTATAGACCTGCCGGTATGGTTTCACCTTTCGTGCATCAGCCAGATCCTTTTTCTAGGGTTCGTTCTGGAACTATGGCTACTTATCCGGCTTACAACGCAGTTGAGATGAGAGCATTAGACGGCGGATCATGTTGCGGTATGTGTGGCTCTGGTGTTGGTTCTGGTGGAAAGTTTAATTTTGGAAAAGCTCTCGGTTCTGTTGCAAAAGGAGTAGGAAAAGTTGCTTTGCCTATTGCTACAAAAGTAGGTACAAAAGTGGCGGAAGATGCCCTAATGAGTGCTTTGGCTGGTGCTGGTGTTGGTTCTGGTGGAAAGTTTAATTTTGGTAAGGCTTTGGGTTCAGTTGCGAAAGGCGTTGGAAAAGTTGCCGTCCCTATTGCTACGAAAGTGGGAACAAAAGTAGCAGAAAAGGCTTTAATGAGTGCTTTGGCTGGTGCTGGAAAGAAACCCAGAGGCAGACCTAGAAAGATGGTTTCCGGTGCTAATTCTCCTATGGGAGCTTCTGGTGGAAAGTTCAGTATTGGAAAGGCACTCGGTTCTGTTGCGAAAGGTGTTGGAAAAATTGCCGTCCCTATTGCTACAAAAGTAGGAACAAAGATGGCGGAAGACGCAGTAAAATCTTATATGTCTGGTGAAGGTGTGATGAGTGCCGGAGTTGGAGAAATGAAGCGACCAAGAGGCAGACCTAGAAAGATGGACGGAGGAAAGTTTGATATTTTTGATACTATTACAAAAATAGGCAAAAAAGCCGGATCTCCATTTGAGAAATCTGTTGGTGTTAATCCTTTCACTATGGGTTTTGATTTAGGTAAAGATGTTATAGCTCCTGCACTAATGGGGAAGGGTGTTGGAAGTGGTGGAGCTGTTGATGGACGCAAAAAAAGAGCTGAAATCGTTAAAAAAGTAATGAAGGAACATGGCTTAAAAATGACCGATGCCTCCAAGTTTGTAAAACAGCACGGATTATATTAAGCTAGTATAAATGCATTTTAGACATATATTATTAATATTAAAATAATAATATATATTATTATATATATAATGCCTACTATACCGAGATATAATCAAGGAGCGACAGAAGAAGCTGGTTTAACAAGAGCGAAAAAGCGTGTTATTAGCTTAATGGAGCAAGGGATTTTAAAACTTACTGAAAAACCGGCAGTAGATTTGACGAATGGAAAAGCTGATGATTTAGCGGAAGCTATTATTAAACAGATGGAAGAAACTGCAAGTATTTTAAGACAAGGTAATTTATTATTTGAAGAAATGGGCGATGCTGTCGTCGTTGATAATTTTGAAGATGCAAAGAAGATTTTGAAACTGGTTGTTGT